AGTAATCTTTTATTAGCATTAATATCATCACTATAGTTACCGATATTTTTACCAAGATATTCCATATTGCCAATTTCATTTAAATATCTGTTGGTAATGGTATCCTGAGTATTTGATTCCATTTGTCCTGTATATTTACCTATAAGACCTGGAATTCTTTTTCTTAATCTTAATAAATCATCTTCACTTAAAACATGTCCATATAATTCAATAACTTTTTCTACTGACATTATATTTATTTCTCCGGCATAATCTCCATCTTGAGTATATTTAATATCCGGAGTTTTAGAGTAGAAGAATGATAAAGGATTAACTAATTTAATTTTTGGTTCACCTTTACTTACACCTACATATACTCTTTCTTTATCTGATAATAGAGCATGTTTAAAGCCATCATTTTTGAGACTTCTAACATCTTCCATATACATTCCATAATTAAGTACGTGATTTCCTAATATTTCAAGTTCTGAAAGATAAGATGTTTTTTCAATATCTTCCGGAGTTTTAGATTGAATTACTTCATCTCTGATTTTCTGAATTTCACTTTCATCCAACCCTTGTTGCTGAGCTTCAATAATTCTGTCATTTTTTTCAACAACTTCCTGAATATATGCTAAATAAAGATTTTTAAGTTCTTCATCTTTTTCTTCCAAAGCTTTAGCATTCATTAATGCTAATATAAAGTTTGTCCCACGTTTATATTCTTCTCCAAGCAACACATCTATTTTTGTATATGTCTTGTTATAAGGAAGTACTTCTTCATCATACTGACCCACATCAATACCTAATGGATTACAAACTCTGGCAAAATCCTCTTGAGAAATATCATTGTTGTAAAGCTTATAAGAAGCTAAATCATTATTATATTCTTCAATCCATTGTTTTGATCTTGTGAATTGAGGAATAATTTCATTAACTATTTGTTTGGCTATTTTACAGTCATCTGCATATTTGTCTTTTTCAGGGCATCTATACTTATAATTTAATTTTTCTGTTTCAGGTGTCATATTGATTGTGCTAATAAAGCTTTACGTTTTTTAAGTTTGTGATTATGTCTATTAAATAGATTATCATTATTTGCTAATAATGCTAATGGATTATTTTTATTTATGATTTGTTTTTCATATTGATTTACTTTCTCTCTAAGTCCTACTACACAACCTACAAGTGCCATGCAATTATGAACAAGAACATTATTTGCAAAATAAGTATTATCATCTAATACTGATAAATTATAAGTATCTTCAATTCTATTTGTTTTTTCTACTTTTTTTACTTTACAATAAAAACCCTCTTCTTTTTCAATTGCATTTAATTTTATTCTTTCTCTTTTATAAGTTGGTTCAAAATCAAATTTAGAAGAACATTTAAATATTTTTGTATAAGTATAAGGAATATCAATAGCTAATTGTTCTTGATTTTTTTCTTGAGGTCTAACTCTGATACTGGAATATATAGAATTGTCTAATAGCATTTGTCTAATTAATCGCATAGCTAATTTATTAGTATTAGATATTTGAATGTTTCCTTTAGCTTTTGTTTTATGACCCTCTGCCTCTAAAAATCCTAATAAAAAGTGAAAATTATTTTTTGAATTAAATACTTTTTCATTAATTTGTTTATTACTTGTAGTCCCACAATTTTCATTTAACCATTCTTTTATTGGTTTTGAAAACTTTTCTAAACTATACCAATTTTTTTTATCTTTAATTCTTGTAATGTTAGTAGAATCAATAGCATCTAATATATTTTTTATTTTTTCTGCTTGTTCTAGTTCTTTATTAGAAAAAATAAATTTAACTAAATTATTACTTTTATTAATATTTCCATCTCCTAAAAACCATCCAAGCAAATATAATTCATCATTTGTATAATATTCTTCAGTTAATTTTCTTTTAGGTAAAAGGACAAAATCCTTAGAAGTTAAATCTTCAGCATTTGTATATTTCTCATTTAAAAGACTATGTCTAGTATTATGCTTAACTGTTTTATTATATTTTGTATAAAAAGGATGATTAGCTGTAGTTTCAATTGGAGAAGAATCTCCCTCAATATATACATTTACTATTTCTGCTTTATTTTTATGAGTTAATACTACAGGATGATAATCTAAAGATTTTGTTAATACTAAATCTCCTTCTTGAATATTATCTATTGTTTTTAATCCTTTGTTTGTTGTAATTAAAGTATTTTTAGAAAAACATCTATCATAATTACCTTTGTCTAAATCAAAAGCAATACATTCTCTTACAAGTGCTATATCAGGTAGTCTTTCAAGATTTCTTTTAGAAACTCCTTCTATAATAGTCTCTTCTTTTAACCATTCAGCTAACATATCTATTAACTGAATTTTTGATATTTTATTTCCGGTTATCCATCCATATTCTGATATAGGTCTATTGATTACTCTTACACCTTTTTCAATATTTGGTCTTAAACAAAGATGTTGTAATTTATATTTCTTTTCAAAGAAACCTTTAACATAATCTCCTCTATTTCCTTCAAACCACAAACCCTGAAGAGGGTTTCCATACATCATCATTATTTTCTCTACATTTTCAAGAAAACGAGTTCTACCTAATGAATGTTTACCTACATACCCACATACAATTTCATTTCCTCCATAACCCATACTCAGATACTTAGGATTTTTCATTACATATACAGCTCCTAATGATTCTCCATCCTGTAGGTTTTCACTAACATAAGGGTCAAATCCTATTAAATCATAGAGATCATTTGGTACTTTACCATTAACCTCTATTGGTGCTTGATACATCATTATACATCCTTCAATATTTGCATCTCTTTTAGTTGGAAATTCATATATTGGTTCTGTATTTTCAAGAGTTTTATAATCAACTCCTGTAGGTTTTGAACTGTCAAAATATATATCAATTGCAGTTCCTATTTTTTTATAATTATTATGTAGTAATAATTGTTTTTCTCTTTCTTTTAATTCAGTAATAGGTAATATTCTTCCTTCTCTACCTAAGAACATTTCTGAAGGTACTAAAGGATAATTCATTAATTCAGCATCATATTTTTGAGAAGATACTTTTTTAGCATTTGCTCTTCTTTTTTCATAAAATGCTTTTGCTGATTCTACATCTGTATTACCATTTTCATCTCTAAATGCATTATTTGTATAATATGCTGGAAGAAAGAATCCTATTTTACCTGTATGTTCCCATATATCATCATAAGAAACTATATCATAACCATCTGGTTCTGTAAATAATATTCTTGATTCTACTACTTTATCTATATTACCAGCAGTACCTAAATAATGTGTTGAACCAAATTTTGTTTTATCTACTCTTTGGCAAGCATCATTAGAACCATGTACTGTTAAAACATTTGGAACTAAACCTACTTCCTCTACTGTAATTCTTGCTGGTCTTGTACCTGCTGCGGCTTCTGGATTTTCTTGTGTAAAAGATACATGTAATATTTTAGAACCTGTACCAAAACCACTTACCCATCTACCATTTACTTTTTTTTCATATTTATGAATATATGGATTTTCTGCATTATTTGGTTTAAGAGATCCTTTCATGTCTTTGTAAAAAGGACTTGGTTGATAATCATCATCTCCTGGTTTCCCCCAACATCCTAATAAAGGATTTGTTGCTAATTCATTCATTGCTAATTCTATTTTAGCACAAAACTCATTTGATTTAGATGATAATGCCGCACCTATAAGTACTTCAGTTGTTGCAGGATTTTTTCTTGTTTCTTCTGTATATTCTTTAGCTCCATCAAAAAGTATTTCATGTAAGTTAAGTGCAGAATAAAAATACGATTTTCCTCCCGATCTGCTTCCAAATTCCATTGTATTTTTTGCATTATTATGATATAATGGAATTCCTAATGGTTGAGAATGAAGCCCTCTTAAGTATTCTCTTGGGTCTTTATATTCTTTTAATGTACCATCTCCTTTAAAACATTCTTTAGGTAAATCTTTATATTCTTCTGGTTTAGCATTTTTAGCAAAATGATAACATGTTATATATTCATCATTAGAAAAACCTGAGAAACCAAAAGCTTCTAAACACATATAACTTCTTTCCCATTCTAAATCTCTTAAATGTGGTTTAATTTTATAACGTGCTTTCTTTTTTTCATCAGCATTTAATATTATGTAAAAATTTATATAAAACCATAAAAAACCAGGCATAAATCTATATCCTTCAAAATCTCTTTCCCAAATACCTTCAATACATTTCTTTTTATATTCTCTCCAAAGAGAAGTATGTCTTGGATCATCTGGATGATAATTAGGAATATCTTTTATTAACCAATTTTGACGATTTTCAATACGAGTGAATATCATTATATCTCTCCTTTTTCTCCTTTAGATTCTTGTCTATTACCTTTTAATTGAGCTTTAGATTTTTCTGCAAAAAATTCACTTTCAATTATTTTAAAATTATCCATAATAGATTTAGTAGCTTTATGCATAGTGTCTAATTGTTTTGCTGTTCCCGGAAGAGTTACTCTAACCATTCTTTGTCCCATAGGAACTAATTCATATTTATCTAAAGTGTATTCCTGTTCTTTAATAAATGTAGCTCTTTTCATGAGCATTTCTTTTTCATCTTTCAAAGCTCTTTGAGCTGAAGTAAGACACATTTCAGGATATGCTTCATAACATGCTTTAGTATATTCTTCTTCTAAATCAAATAAAGAATGAAATGTTTCTTTAAGCATTTCATATCTTTCTGCATGAGGTATTCTAAAAAACTTATTAGTTTCTTCATCAGGATCAGACATAAATACTATACACCACATAGTTTTAGATGACTCTTGTTTATTTAAAGAATCATCTATATTATATAATTTATCAAACGGTTTAATGAATTGCAACTGTGGATTTAACTTCCAGAAATTAGCATCTTCATAATATAAAGTCCCTTCTACTAAACTCATGAATTTTTTTGATTATTACAAGTATCATTACAAGTTATTTTCCATTGTGGACCTTGATCTGGTCTATAAGTCCAGTCTGGGCCCAAATAAGGTGTGTTTATATATGGTTGAAATATCTGTGGATATTGTATTTCAATTTCTTTTTGCTGAAGAATTAACATTTCTTCAAATGTAATTGCTTTCTCTTCTAAAAGTTTTTTTAATATTTTTTCTTTATCTGTCATTTTTATGCTTTATTTTATCCATTCTTAAATCAAATAATTGTTTATCTTTTTTAAAAATTTCATTAATATCTTATATCCTTCTTTTCTTTCTTTTTGAATCCAATAATGTCTGTGACATCTTAATTCTTTACTTTCTGATATGTGCCCGTTATAGGCAATCCTTGCAGTACTTCCAATCAACTACTTGTTCGCCATCTTGAAAGGTTTTACTTCCCGCATAGGAATACCACCCATCATCATAATAAACAACCTCATACCATTTGGACTTAC